GTCGGATGGTCTATGGTTCTGCTATCTTAGCTATTCTCTCAGGCAATATGCTCAATGGTTTTCTTGCCGGGATGAATCCATTGGGAGAAGATGGTCACACTTTAGCCTTGCTCATGATGAGCATAGGCAATGGAAAGCATGCTATCTCAGGTGATTACAAGTCTTTTGATGGCTCTCAGTCCAGTACGACTATTCAGCAGGCTCATCTAGTTATGGAAAGACTTTATCCGGACGATGATCCGGATAACATTATTCGAAGAAAACTCGCCAAGGCTGTTTCCGAAAGCTATCATGTTGCTGGTCCCTATTTCGAACAATGGCAAGCAAATTTACCATCGGGGTGGGCCCTTACCACGCCATCCAATGGAATTATAAACTGGATTGTTTATCTTACCACCTGGATTAAAATACATAATGGAAATGTCGAATCTCTTTTGGATTTTGATAGACATGTTATTCCATTTTTCCAGGGTGATGACAATCTCGCATCAGTATCAGAGGAATATAGTACCCGTTTCACGGAAGTTTCAATAGCCAAAACTGCAATGGACTTCTTTGGTATGACGTACACTAGCGCTGATAAGGGCCCTCCTAATCTAATTCCTACCTCATTTGAGAATCATTCTATACTCAAAATGAAATTTAGGTTTGAGCCAGCCGTGGGAATGTGGTTAATGGCACTCGATCTAGATGTGATTCTCGAGCGAGTTCTCTGGACTAGACAGGGTGTTAAATATCATGATGTTGCTCAACAGAACTTGGGAGATACAGTTCTTGATTTGACAGCACATGGAAAAGATGTTTATAATCACTGGTTACCTAGGTTACGGAACTTTTATGGAACTCAATGGAACCTTAAATCTGATGATTGGTTGACTAATCTTAGGTCCCGATCGGATAAGATGCATATTCTATTGTAGTTTTTCCTAGTCTTTACTCGACGTTAAATTGTACGATTCTTCTTATCGATAAATAGCGGACTAGCCGAATAAAATACGTCCCATGGAAGTTTCAGTTAGGTAGCACGTGCGAATCGTTGTTGTAGACCTGTTAAGCGTGACGTTAAAGGTGTATTAGTGTATTACACAAGGATATACATCAACCATCGCGATTTCCTAAAGTTA